AAATCTACTGCTAATCCCACTGCTGTTGTACTATCTACACCACCACTATTTAATACTACTGCAATTTCTTTACTCATTATTACACATCTCCTTTTTCTTATTTGTTATACATATATAGTATATAAAAAACTCGGCTTTTACTAACCGAGTTTTAAATATTTTTATCTTCTATTCAATTTTCTTGTTATCGCACGTCGCTTTTGACCATTATTATAATTATTATTGTAACTAGCTGTACACCACTCTAAATTATCCACATTATTATTCCATTTATTCTCATCTTTATGGTTTATCATTGGATAATTATTTGGATTAGGTATAAAAGCTTGTGCCACCAATCGGTGTATTGAATGTTCTTTCTTTACATGATTAATATCACATAAATCAATTCTTAAATAACTTGTATTGTTAGTTGTTTTAGGTTGTAGCAGTTTGCCTCTTACAACCCTATCATATTCATGTCCATCCCAATTTACATGTATCATATGTGTGATACTACGTATTTTACCAGTATTACTCACCTCATATAAACCTTCATAACCAACTACTGCTCTCCATTCCTCTACCATTGTATTTCCTCCTCACTTCCATACCAACGATACGTTGTCTCTATGTCAGTTTTCATTGGTATTTCAAATTTATCATCTACTATATGTACCATAGTATACTCTAATAATTCTTTTACTTCTTTGGCATTTTCTTTTGGGCATACACCTAATACTTCATCATGAATACACGCTATTAATTTATATCCCAACTCTTGTAGTCTTTTATTATCATGGATTCTTATCATTGCTATTTTAGTCATATCAGCCGCACTACCTTGTATTATACTGTTAACACATTGTCTCTGAGCATCTGCTATATACCCACCATTATCAACTATTTTATAGCCTTCATCTTTGGCCAGTTGTTTAATCTTCTCTTTTGCCTCTCTACCAAAGGCTCTATTCATTAATTTAAGATATTTGAAGTAAACTTCGTCACTCACCTCTGTATTAGCAGTTCCAGTAAAATCTAATGGATTAAATGTATCAACTAAGTTAGGATTCTCAACTGTTATTTCAATTGGGTCTAACTGCATATTTGGTAATCTTCTTTTTCTTCCCCACGCAGTTTCTACAAAACCATACTCTCTTGCATTCTCTTGAGCAAAGTCTACAAATCCTTTTACTTTTGGAAACTGATTGTAAAAGTCGTTAATAACTTGTTGTGCCTCCTCTTTACTGATATTCATCTGCTCTGCTATACTTGTTACACCTCTACCATACATAATTCCTAATAATATCGGTTTAACTGAACTTCTACGTTGTTTCCCTTCGGGATTAACTGTTCCGTCAGGTCTGAACTCTTTGCACTCATCGTATGGTTTATTATACAACTTACTGGCTATAGTACTATATAAATCTTTACCATCTAAATATGCTTGTATCATATGTTCATCTTGACTCATATGTGCTAGACAACGTGGTTCTTGTTGTGAGAAGTCACCACCAATTATTACATTACCTGGGCCTGCAACAAACATTTGTCTAATATCATGACCTGCATCTATTACAGTGCCATCACTTAATTTTTTAGTCCTACTTGGTATATTTTGTAAGTTTGGGTCACTACTACTAAATCTACCAGTTTTAGCTCCATACTGATTAAAGTTTGCGTGTAACTTACCAGTTCTTTTGCTTATATGTTCAGGAATGGCATCAATATAAGTACTTAATAGTTTACTCATACCTCTATATTCTAATATACTATTCACTAATGGATGGTTTAATTGTTTCAGTTGTTCTTCACCAACACTACGTTGACCTTTTGGTGGCTCTAATTTTAAGACATCATAGAATAATATTACTAACTGTTGATTACTTCCTATATTAATATTTACTTCTCCAAACTCACTTATTTTGTTATATTTATCAGGATGTTTTACTCTTAAGTCATTGAATACTCCTTGTTTATCGAGTTCAGATACTTGTGTATTGAACTCATTAAGAGCATTGTCCATATACGTAGTATATCGTTGTTTTAACTGTTGAGCTAAGTTTGTATCTATGTCTACTCCTTGAGCCTCCATATCGAATACTACTTCTATTAATGGCATTTCTATATTCCTGAATACATCTGCCACTCTCTCAAGTCCTTTTTTATAACAGTATTTTCCATCTCTATCCAAATACTCACGTTGAAATTCATATAATTCAAAAGTCATTATAGGGTCAAAGGCTGCGTACATATATCCAACATCAGGTGGTATTTTGTTGAACTCAATGCCATTAAATAACTCACCAAATTTACCTACCTCAGCACTCTCTCCTGTACAATACTTTTGCCATAATACTTTTAAGCCATGTGGTTCATTTTCATTAAGTAAATACCCTCCAATTAATGTGTCCCAGTATGGCACTATTTTAACTCCTATCATCCAATATAGTATGTGCATATCGAACTTAGCATTATGTAGTACAAATCTAATATTATTATCTGACCAAGATTGTATTAATTTTCTAACTACTTCAATAGATACATTACTTTGTAATTCCATATTTGTCATATAACTTATATGTCCTACTGGGATATATATTCCTTTTTCATATGGTGTATAAAGACATATACCAGCTACTTTTCCATCTATTCTATCAAGTCCGTTTGTCTCAGTATCTAATGCTACTATGCCATTGGCTACTACTTTTTTATCAAACTGTCTTAATCTATCTTCACTAGTTACTAATTCCATTCTATCTAGTCTGTCACTAAATATTTTAGTAGACATCATCTTTGCATACTCTACTTTATCCTTCATTGTCTTAGGTACTATTGATGTTACTGGTGCTCTTTTATTTTTCTTTTTACTCAACACTTCTAAGGCTTTTTTATTCGCCTCTTTGTTATTACAACGACTAAATGTATCTTTAAACAAACTCATTATATCCCTCCTATAAAAAATACCAGGTAATTTATACCTGGTATTTACTTGTTATTTATTTTTCTATATTTTTATAAGTCAATAGATAATCCATTGGTTTATAATGATGAATAGTTTGATAATCATCATGTTTTCCACAATATTGGTTAGGTACTAAACTTATCACTTCAATTTTATTAGTATTCTTAGCGCAAAATACTTTAACGGCCTGTAAACTTTTAAATATTTTAAAATTGTATTTCATATTCTACCTCCTAATAAAACTAAAATTCATCATCTACAACTCTACGTCTTCTACTTTCCCTTCTAGGTGTTTCTTCTCGTCTACTTGGAACAGGTTCATTATCAGTATGAGCTTTATTACCGCCCCAATCATATATGCCATCTACAATATCTATCATGTCAGCTTTACTTACTTTTGTAATATATGTTCCTTCTATATTGACCTTCTCAGGAAAATCTTCTAATCCTTTACCATCTTTTTCTAATGCAAACATCTCATAAGTAGTATTTGTATCACCTTTTTTACCTTTTCTCTCAATCTCGATAGGACGCTCAACTAGACTGCCATATCTATTCAAGAAACTTACTATTTTTCCTACAAAGTTTTTACCTCTCTCCCAAACTTTAAGTTTGCCATCTGTCTCATCATATAACTGTAGAAATAGTTTTTCTTGAGTTCTATATCCAGCTTTACATAATGGACAGTCATCTTTATGAACATGACCATCTTCATCTACTGCTAAACAACTTACATATCTTCTTACTTTTTTACCATTAACTTCAATCTCTAGTTGATGAACTAAGAAGAAATCCATATCTCCTCCCTCTGGGTCAGTGTATAACATTCTTACTTGTGCTATATCTCCATCATCTTTTAGTGTAAAGTATTCACTTGAACCTACATTTGTAAATTTACCTGCATCTTTAATATTTATTTTAGCCATTTAAAACCAACTCCTTTAATTTTTATTTAATTAACTTACATATATAGTATAGAAAACTTTTAAAATTTACTAACTATCTTAATAAATTATTCATTAAAATTTTAGGGCTATGTGTTTTATTATACTTCCTAAGTTCTTCAAGCATAAAATGTTGTTGCACTCCTATACCTTGTTTGGGTAATGGTAATTTGTAATTAGTAAAATAGTCTTCTAATAAAGTGTAATAATTTGTGCCACAAATAAATACAACTTCTGTATCCTTATTAATATTCATCTCCTCCAATTGTTTAATTACCATATTTTTCCAATCTTGTTTTTCTTGTCTATTCATATTATTCAATGTTTTGTTGTAGGGTTCAATCACTTTTTCTAAAGGTAGAACTCCGTATTTTGCACTTAAAATATAAATATTATCTTGTGTTGTGAATGTTTGAGCATATGCCAAACAAAGCTGAACGTAGTTACCTACATACATTTTTCTTGCTTTACAAGCAGTTTTCATTTTAGTTGCGCCACATCCTATAAATACTATCATACTTATCATCTCCTTAAATATAATATAAAAAAAGTAGGCTATTTACTAACCTACTTTTAAAACTTTTTACATATTAAAATCATTTATTGGTTCTTCACTAAGAATAATATTAACTATTGTTTCATATCCTAACCAAGCTAATGTATCCACATGAACTTCTTCTTTAGGGTCTAAATATACTTTAGCTTCGTTATAGATGTCTAATATCTCGCTTAAGTGTGTTTTAAGAAATTCTTCGCAGTCATCGTAGTAAATTAAATTTGGAATAGCTGAATTAATTCCACCATGTTTATATACATTCATTAAATAGTTTTGTACATCTTCATCTGTATCACATTTATCTAATATGTCATCTATTACATCTGCCATTAATCCACTTTCAGTGTTACTCATCATTCTCCATAAATCTTTTTTAGTTACTGCCATATAACTCACTCCTTTTTATAAATATAAATCAAATAAATCTTGTTCAGCTTCTTCTACAGTTTTATATGAACATCCATTAACTAATTCACCAACTGTACCAAAGTTATCACTGATTTTATTTTGTCTATAGATGTAATATCTATTATCCATCCAATGTTGTTCAATATAGAATATACCTTTTTTACTTTCATATGTTTTCATCTAACTCCAACTCCTCTTTTCTTATCTTTTATTAACATAATTATAACATTACTTATATAATTATACAACACTTTTTTGAAATTTTTTTTAATTTTTTTCAAATAAAAAAGATAGGTCAATAAAATGACCTATCTTTTTTTTATTTATAATATAATTTATAAAACAT